ACCCTCGGTGGACACTTCCTTTTGGTCAACGCAGGTATAATAAGGACGCCTTCATTATTATCTCGAATACATCCCGCCGTGAGGAGGTACGAAGCCAACCTCTATCCGAAGAGCAGTTATCTAAGGGGTTTCATTATGGTAACGATGGCCAACTGTATAAAACCCGTCAACTGGAAGAATTGCCAGAACCCCCACGAGTGGATCCTCCCAGACTTAATACTTGGAGTCAAGTTACTAACTGGATACGTAACTCCTTATCAAAGTGAGAGAGAGTCTGTACAAAATAAATAATGATAGTTAGTAACGGATCATTGGACCCATACCCGAGTACAAAGCCCATCACAGATTTTGTGGTGGGCATGACGATAGCACTGTTGACAATCTCAGTGCCTTTTATTATAATATTAGAACCTACAACGTACCATGACTCTCAAACACGACCCCAACGACAAATACCAAGAGTATGAAGTCGACTTCCATGCCACAGAACCCTGTGACATTAAAGATAAGTCCTGTGGAGACAGGCATCAAGATAAAGTATTAGACAATTTCTGTGACACACATCCCTCAGCACCCCAGTGTAAAGTCTTTGATGACTGAAGAGGAGTACCACTCCCTGAAAGAAACCTACAAGTTTCTCTGTACTATTATTGACTCAAAGAAAGTACCAAATATTCCCAAGTCTCTTAGAGATAATGCCAAGAAATGTCTTGAACATTACCCTCACTCAAGAGACTATCCTAAGGTCTCAGATACCTTTGCTTTCTTCAACCCAAGATAAATAATTTCACCAACAAGGTAACTTATGCAAGACAAGTTTTACGTCTACTCCAAGAGTGGTTGTGGGTTTTGTGACAGACTTACACAGTTCATGGAGAGCAAGGGTGTTGATTTTGAGAAGTTCGATCTAGGACAAGACTTCTCGCCAGAAGATTTCGTAAATCAATTTGGTTACAACTCCTCGTTTCCACAAGTCGTATATCACAGTCAAAAAATTGGAGGCATGAAAGACACTGTCAGATACATGCTGGAGCACAAGATGGTATGACAGGCATCAATAGAGGTTTTGAGATGATGATTCCCAAGGCAGTCACCAAACCCAAACCTCTTTTTTATTACAGACTAAGATTTAAGTTGATGAAACGAGTGTTCTCGTTTACAATAGACGTTTCAAGAGGACAAAATGATTGAAGGTTATCTAGCCACCATTCTGACAGGCTTCGCTCTTCTACTTGGTTTCACTATCGGATGGTTAAGTAGTGAAAGGTTCAGTGACTATATGTCTTATGAGTCTCACGAGTATGACGAACTCTTCGCGAAGAATCCCCATCCAGAACTCTTCGACAGCGAAGGGATGTTAGACAGAGGAGAGTACATCAACATTCAATTCGATCCTGGTTATGATCCAGAGTTGTTTGATCCAGATGACATTATTGACATGACATGATTATCAGGAGGGTTGACACCCTCCTTTTTTTGTGTCATAATAAGAGAGTAAACAAGGGAAAACTCTCATGAAAAACTTTTACTGGATGACTCCACAATGGGCTAAAGACTTATTCAAGCCTAAGAATAAAACAAAATTAATCATCAATGCCTATAAGGAAGATGATGGGTGGTACTTCAATAAGCCTCTTTACATTACTTGGAAAGAATCACTGATGTTTGATTCTGCTCTTGAGGAATTGGCTCAAGGAAAGACCAAGATGAAATTGTCCATCTCATCTAAGCCTGTTGAAGGTTGGGAAAAGATGGGATGGTTTCAATCAGATCCCTGTTGGCCTGAGGCTAACATTTACATCTGGAAGGATCATGACATCTGGTTGTGTCCCTGGGCTCAATGGTGGTTCGGAGAGGTGGCTGAGTATCTTTGGTTCACTACGGAGGGTTGACACCCTCCTTTTTTTGTCTTATAATAAGAGAGTAAGAAACCAAGAGGAATCACCTCTTATCATTATGGCTATTTTAGTTGACGCAAATCAAATTGCGATCTCTCATCTTATGGTTCAGCATAAGATTGATGATGGTATAAACATTGACAAGGTTAGATTCTCAATCGTTCGTGTTCTAGGACGGATTGCACGTCAGTTCAAAGAGTATGGTGACATGATTCTATGTTATGACGACAAGCAGTACTGGAGACGTGAAGCGTTCCCTTTCTACAAAAAGAATCGGAAGCAGGAACGTGAAAGCTCCAAGTACGACTGGACTGAGGTGTTTTCCGTACTAAATATCATTAGGGATGAGGTTAAAGCAAACTTTCCTTATCAAGTCATTCAGGTTGATGGAGCTGAAGCAGATGATGTTATCGCATCCATCTGTATCTTCAATCAGAAGACGAACAATCCTGAGCCAATGCTTATTCTCTCCGCTGACAAAGACTTCATCCAGCTTCACAAGCATGATGCAGTTAGTCAGTACGATCCAATTCGAAATCGTTGGATTGAGAATGACAACCCAGTTCAATACCTTCAGGAACACATCATCAAAGGTGATCGTTCAGATGGTATCCCAAACATTCTGACTTGTGATGACGCCATTGTCACTGGCAAGCCTCAGAAGAAGATGTCTAAAGAGAAGATTTCTTCTCTGGCGAGCATGAACCCCGACGATTTCACAAATTTTATTCGTCTTCGTAACTGGAAAAGGAACTCAGTTCTGATTGATTTCACAAACATCCCTGAGAATGTTGTTGAAAGAATCCTCACAACCTATCATCAAAAGGTTGAGAGAGATACAATCGACATCAATTATTTCGTACATCACAACATTGGAACTCTCATTGAGGAGTTCAGCTGATTATGCCAAGACCAACACGACCAGTTTTATCCGTGGAGAAGACACTAATCTCTGAAGTTCTTCAGAGAGTGTCTAATGCCAAGACCAAAGATGAGAAAGTAAAACTTCTTACACAATACAAATCACCAGCACTGACAAAGATTCTTCTTTGTAACTTTGCTAAGAACATTCACTTCCTCTTTCCTGATGGTGAGACACCATACAAGGAACTGGACATGCCAAAAGGAATTGAACATCAAATTCTGTTCCGTGAACATCGTCTGATTGATAAGATGATTAAGAAAGAAGTCAATGGAGTTACTCTTTATGGTTGCTCTGGCAGAGCACAACCATCTATTCAACAACTAAAGAAAGAAGCTCTTTGGATTCAACTTCTTGAATCACTTCACGCTGACGAAGCAGAACTGTTAGACTTAATCAAAGATAAAAAACTAACCACTCGTTACAAAATCACCAAACAAAATGTCGTTGACGCCTTCCCTGAACTCGGACTCCAAAATCAATAAGAAGAAGGTTTATGATTTGATTTCACAACTGAAGATTTACATTCAGATGTTAGAGTCAGAGCTTGCCTGTGTAAGCCCACCACGTTTTAATAATAACGCTCATCTTTATGAAGAGATTAAATTATTTGAAGAGTGGTATCATGATGAGGACAACCAACTAACAGACTAAAATGTCACTAGGAAAGAAAACAATTAAAAGAGTACAAAGTGTACTCAAAGACGATGAAAAGCGAAAGCTTTATACTGAGGCTGAGCTTCTCTATATGGAGAAGCAACTCATCCTCTTAAAAGAATTGAGGAAGTCACGTGTCCAAGAACGAAAAGAGAACAAAGGTTTCTCTTCAACCCAACAAGAAGGACTACCAGGGTCCTCTCTACGCGCCACACCCCGACCTACAGAATGACAAACGTAAAACTGATCGCAGCGACAAGCGGAGCGGGTGAACTTGAGGGTAAGAGTCCTCAGGATGTCATCTCATATGTGGCAAGGGTTTCTAACCCACATAACCAAGAGAACTTCAGGACAGCCTCTGGACTCCTGAAGTATTGTATCAAGCACGCTCACTGGAGCATTTTTGAAACCGTATCAATGACTCTGGAGATCAATACCAACAGAGGTATTGCTGCTCAAGTTCTACGTCATCGTTCTTTTACCTTCCAAGAGTTCTCACAACGATATGCGGACACTAAGCTCCTTGATCAAACGATCCCAGTCCCAGACCTCAGAAGGCAGGACGACAAGAACCGGCAGAATTCGCTCGCTGATCTTCCGCCAGGTGTCATCGCATCATATGGCGATAAGATTTCTAAGCATTTTGATGACGCTATGTTTCTTTATAATAATCTCCTCGACAGTGGGGTTGCCAAAGAGTGCGCTCGCTTTGTTCTTCCTCTTGCTACTACTACCCGCATTTATATGACAGGTTCATGTCGCAGTTGGATTCATTATATCAATCTGAGGAGTGCTAATGGAACACAGGCAGAACATATGCAGATTGCAGAAGCTTGTCGTGATGAGTTCGTAAAAGTCTTTCCTGATCTGTCAATCGCTTTGGGNTGGANCGATGAGAATTGAAACAAGAGAGGCGATGGAGAAACTCTACACCGCCAAGTGGAACATTCCCAAGGCAGCAAAGCACTGTAATCTGACTAATAAGGAGATGAAAATCACCTTCAATGAGTACTGTGCCTTCCATCCAGCCTGTTGGGTGGCAGATAAATAATAGTGTGAAGTTTATTTAACATGGCAATTTATCCAGTACAACACAAAGATTCGGGTGAACAGAAAGAAGTCTCAATGAGCATTCACGATTGGGATGAATGGTTGGAAGACAATCCTGATTGGTTTAGATTCTACACTCCAGAAAACTCACCTGCATGTGGTATTGAAGTGGGAGAGTGGAAAGACAAGTTGGCAGTATCTCATCCTGGCTGGAAAGAGGTTTTGAAAAAAGTTGAGAAATCGCCAGGTCGCAAAGCAAAAAATCTTTATTAATTATGTCATTTCAAATCACATACAAATTTGCAGACGGCACCACCTCAACTCATGAGTGTGCCCCTGATCAATACATCCTTGATGCAGCTGAAGATGCTGACCTGGATGTTAATTATTCTTGTCGTGCTGGAGCATGTTCCTCTTGTGCTGGTACAATTGAATCAGGTACAGTCGATCAAGAGGAGCAAAGTTTCCTTGACGACGATCAGATTGATGCAGGATTTGTCCTCACTTGTGTGGCTTATCCAACCTCTGATGTTACAGTTCTAATGAATCAGGAGGAGACTCTGTACTGATGGCAACTAAAACAAGAAAGAGAACAACAAAGAGAAGGGGAATTGGTTCTGGTAACATGTCAGAGGTGGTGCCTTTGACAGAGAACCAAGAGAAGATCTTTAAAGCATGGGATGAGGGTAAGCACCTGTTCATCTATGGGGCTGCTGGTACAGGAAAGACTTTCTGTGCCTTATACAAAGCCCTGTACGACTGCTTAAAAGAAGTTCCCTCTTATGACGCAGTCTACCTAGTTCGTTCCCTTGTGGCGACTAGAGAGATTGGTTTCCTTCCAGGTGACCATGATGATAAGTCATCTCTCTATCAGATTCCTTATAAGAACATGGTGAAATACATGTTTGAATTAGGTAATGATAATGAGTTTGAAACTCTTTATGAGACACTCAAATCTCAAGAGACTGTGAAGTTTTGGAGTACATCATTCCTTAGGGGCGTGACATTAGACAACTCTGTTGTTATAATTGATGAGATGCAGAACCTAAACTTCCACGAGCTTGACTCTATCGTCACTCGTGTTGGTGAGAATACTCGCATCGTCTTCTGTGGAGACGCAATGCAATCTGACTTGCAACGTGACAAAGAGAAGAATGGTATCCATGACTTTATGAGAATCTTAGAAAGGATGCCTGATGATTTCGCTATGATTGAAATGGGGATTGACGACATCTGTCGCTCTGGATTGGTTAGGAATTATCTAATTGCTAAAAACTCAATCTTTAATTAATGTTTATTCAACGTGAGGACTATCGGGATCAGTTTGGTGCCTTAAGCAGAGGCAATGTCAATGAGGTACGTATGTACAACACTGGCAATGGCAATGCTTATCCATCTGTAACCTCTGTTATTTCGTTTGTGAACCGGAGCAAGTTCGCAAGCTGGCGCGCCAAGGTAGGAGAAGAAGCAGCTAATAAGAAGACTAAGAGGGCAACCACTCGTGGAACAAGGTTACATTTGTTGTTNGAACACTACATTAACAACGAAAACTACAAGGCACTTGACGAATGGAAGGTACCTCTGATACAATTGATGTTCCAGTCAGCTAAACAAGATCTNGACAAAAGGTTAGACAACATCTTCCATCAGGAAACAGGAATGTATTCTGACAGACTTTGTCTCGCCGGAACTGTTGACCTTATCTGTGAGGTCGATGGCGAACTTGCCATCGTTGACTTCAAGACATCTGAGAAAGCTAAACCTGAAGCTTGGTTGGAAGATTACTTCGTTCAACTATCAGCCTACTGGGCAATGTTCTCTGAAAAGACTGGAGTCATTCCTAAGAAACTCGTTGTCTTTCTCATTGCAGAGAATGGCGAGATTCAAATCGTTGAGAGACGTAACCCAATTGATTATTTAAAAACCCTACGATCCTATGTTGATCAATTTGTTCGACACCATGCCTAATAAGAAAGCATTGGATGAAGCACTCAATAAAAAATTCATCAGCAAGGACAAATTTGCTGAAGAAATTGAAGGCATTGTTCTTAGAACTCAACTCAATTACATCGATGCCATAGTCCAGTACTGTGAGCAGAATGATATTGAGATTGAGACAGTTAATAAGTTAGTTTCTAAACCTCTAAAGGAGAAACTAAAAGCCGAAGCGATGCATCTCAATTATCTGAAGCCAACATCTAAAGGTAAGTTGCCAGTATGATGCATGGGTTCGATGTATATCGAACTTATCTGGCAATGAAGTTACACTTCTCTAACGATAAGTTCGACTTCTTTCAATACGAAGGTAAAGTAAATGCTAAAGAGGAAACCTATCAACAACGAAATGACTTCTACTTCTTCGAAACGCTTGCGCGTAAACACTCAGCGCAGGAGATTAAAGAGTTCATGCTCGCGTCCTTTGTGGCGGCAGAGAACCCAGCGAAGGTCTGGATTGGCGATATCAAGACAGCTGGCAGAGATCGCTGGGTGGTATGGGCAAAACTGCATCAGAGTCTCGCCTACATTGTTGAGCAAGATTTTGACGCAGTGGTTGAACATATGGAATCCACGGGGGATTCCTTTAACAATCTTTTTGAAACGATGGGAGGACATCCTACCATCCTCAAGCTCTACATTAAACGACGAATTAATTTAGAGACCCTGATAATCCTTGACATGGTCCTTGGGTTTGTGGTACATTGGGACAAGGAGATGGGGGATCCCTTATGGGAACTCCTTTCCTTCAAGATAAAGAAGTACAAACCCTTCTTATCCATCCCGTCTAAAAAATATAAAGCGATGAT